CAATCCCTTTACCTGCGGCATCTTGGACTAAAACAGAGAAACCATCCAAAACCCCGCCCCAGGTTTCACATCTAATGGCAGAACCAACGACGTATGAATCAATGACGGTTTCATACCTGCCTTCGCCATAAATCATTATTGAGGTATCGCTAATGACTAAAGTGCTGGTTGTTTTATATTTCCCTGAATTAAGTAATAAATTCTTTCGATCTAAAATTGCCGCATTAATCGCGGCTTGAACTGCCGCTGTAACGTCAATAAGCAATGTTCTCGCCTGAACGTCAGCGATTTCTGTCGCAGTCATGAAATCAAAAACGCTGATGGAATCGCGCATTTTTGACTGTGCAGTGCGCGCAATGGCGTCGGTTCCGGATTGGAGAAACCCAACATAATTTGAACCGGCCGGTTGCGACATCAAATTTTGCGCAAAAGTCGAACGGGCAATGCTTTTATCCGTAGTTCCCTGTCGTATGAGCATAAGATCAGCATCATCCATGCTACTCGCCGGGATCATGTCTGATAGGGTGATTTTCGTGGCGCCAAGCTTTGAGATGATCGTCGGCTCATTCCCGGCCAATGACAGGATTTCAGCCTGCTGTGCCAGCAATAACCGGACGAGCGCTTCTTCTGCTGTAGTCAAGGCCATGTAAGTTCTCCAATCTCCAGTATTAATACCCGATTACGATCCAATGAAATACCCCGGAATTGATGTCGGTTCGATTGTTAACACTAATCTGGGATGCGCTGAGAATGAATACACTCCAGGAACCTGTAGTCGTATTCGCTGCGGTTGGCCAATTTGATGGATTACATGAGGCTGCCAAAATGCCATTTGGGAAAGCAATAGGAAGTGTAACAGTCAAGTTCGAATCCACCGGAATATCTCCAGTAATACCCCACTGGATAATCAACCCGCTTGGGAATTTTTGATATCCATTTGCAGCAATTAAAGAACCGAAAACCGGCGTCAAGTTGGCACCAGTCGCAGGATTCAATAATACCCATTTGTCCAACGTCAAGTCATATTGAAATTCTAGCCAATTCCCAGCGCCGTCAATATCCCCAGGAACTAACGGTTTATTGGCGCCTTTGACGATGGTTTTTGCCGTTAAACCGTCCGGGCTGAATGTTGGAGTGGTTGTCGTATTGGCCGATGCTGCACGCACAAACAGGATCAGGCCATCCTCCAATGCTGTGATGTTCGGCGTGTAATCGCCTGTAATCGCATCAGCAGTGCCGCCGCCGTGCGCAGTGTTGTAGTCACCGGCCTGCACGCCTTTTTGGGTTGCCATGCCATTCAGGAAATTAGTCCGCAATAACAGCGGCGTCACAGTCTTATCTGATATTCCTTGCCGGACGAACAATAAATCCGTGTCATTCACTGCAGAAGCGGGATTCAGATCGGATAGCGTTTTCTTGGTCGCCCCGAGCTTTGAGATGATCGTCGCTTCATTCCCGGCCAGCGACAGGATTTCCGCCTGCTGCGCGAGCAATAACCGGACGAGTGCTTCTTCTGCTGCGGTAAAGGCCATGGTTTAAATCTCCCCGAATTGCCTGGACATCGCCAGTATTACGGTATTTGCCGATCCTCCGGTCACCGGCTGATTGCCGCCGATTGTCGGAGTTCCGAGCGCCAGTGTTGAACTGCTGACCACCTTAAGGGTATGCACGACATCGATGGCGCCCTTGTAGCCTATGGCGACCAGGTACTTGTTCGGATCATCCCGGTCAAATGCTTCCAGCCGGATCACGCTTTCGGCCACCGTGAACAGGCCAACACCGTTTGCATCAGACACCACATCCCGATTGATGAGCCGAAAGATGCGTTGCAACAGCCAGTTGAGCCATTGGGCCGGAAGCGGTTGGCCGCGTGCTGCGGCGGTCTCAGGGATAAAACCGTTGGCCAGAATGGCATCAGGCGGTTGGCCGACGTTTTGCTGGCCGTCCGGATAGCTGACATAGGTTTCGGCGAAATCGATAGTCATAGGAAAACTCCAGTCAGATTGTCATGGCCCAGCGTATGCAGGCTGTTCGGGTCGTAAACAGCCAGTGTCGGACCGCCCAAATCCAGATAAATGTCCGCACCGACAGCCAGATCGGCCGGCACCACACCGCCCAGAGTTGAAGCACTTTGATTCACCAAAGAACTGGTGCTCAACTGTATATCAGAACCTTCCGCCGTCAGATAATCCACCGCGTCATTGACGAAAAGCTCATCGGGTATGCCTTCCTGACCAAACCTCAGCGGTGCGTCCATGAATGACACCATCACCGGAACCGTGCAAATGGCAGCGGGTGAAATTTCCTGAATGGCTGGCTGAATCAGGTAGTCAATGAAATAGCCGTTCGAGAAAAGCAATACCGTTGCCGGGTAGCTTTCCAAATACTGGGCATCAGTCGGATCGGTCAGGAATCGCAGGCCGTTGATGAGCTCAGGCGGTGTGCCTTTGGAAATATTGACCAGCACCCGGAACTTGATTGCCTGGCGGTAAGCATCATCATCGCGGCCTTTTCTGGATTCGCGCACGATGTATCCGCAGGCATCGAGCTGTGCTCCTATGGCAGTATCGATCCACCGGTCTGTCGTGAGCAAGTCCGCATCCACTTCCAGAACGGCCAGCGGCCCGACAATCTGGCCCATGAGCGCCTGCAACTTGGGCGAGTTCTCGAACTGGCCGGTCAGCCGCGCAATGGCGATGGCGGCGTAGTCAAGCATCAGATGCCAACCACCGTGATGCGCGCCAAATCAAAATGCGCATGTTCCGTGCGCCCGACAGTCTGGTTGAGCGTGGAATATACCGGCGTGTCAGTAATCAGGACAGTCAGCGCACCTTCAACGGTAATCGAGCCGATTCCTTCGGTTGCGTCATAAATCGGACCGTAGAAACGCTGAAGGATCAGATCCTCACCAATATTGAGCGTGAGACCATGGGCCAGCACGGCATCCTTGATCGCCTGGATGGCCTCGGTGGTCAGGATTTCCTCGGTGTACAGCGAATTCACGCTCACGCGAATCCAGGCGATTTTCTCGACTTCGCGGGAAAAATTCATCTGCTGCGCATCATTGTTTTCATCGATGACCGAAACGCTGGTATTTCCGTATGTCTCAATCCCCGCCGGTTTCACTTCAAAAATCTTCTCACCGACAGCTTGATCCAGACCACCGCTGACCACTGTTTCAAACGAATGCGGCGGCAGATTGAATGCATCGATGACATTGGTGCGGTTTTCATATACCGCGACATATTCGACCGATGGCACATCTGCCAGCAACCGAGACCGTATGGCTTGCACGGTTGCGGCGCCCGTCACGCGAATGGCATCGCGGTGCCGCAGGCGCAGTTCTTCATCCGTCTCAACCGCCCGGCCAATGTTTCCGTCAACCAGATTGTTGATTGAATCCCAGCCGGTAAGCATCGAATCGATCTGCGTCAGACTATTGGCTGGGAGCGCGAATGCGCCCAAATCCAAGGCTGTGAACGTCACCGGAGTGCCCAATAGCGTAATACCAAGCTTACTGTCGAGCGTGATCACGAATCCGCTGTAGGAATCGGCTGAATGAATGCGCAGCATAGCGCCTGTGGCTGTGGCGGTGAAATTGAGAGGATCAAACAATGCGGCCAGCCCGGCAACTATTTCTTCAGCCGTGGCGCTGGCATCCGAGGTATAGATAACGCTCACCCCTCCGGCGATGATCTGGTAATTGGCCGAATTTGTGACCGTCAGCACTTCAATTTCGACATCGCCAGCTGCCGATTGCGCGATGACAGTATCAGTTGTGGTGACATACTGGCGGTTATCCAGTGAGCGCGCGATGGCGCCGGCTGGGATAAGCGTTGATTCCGTGCCGTAGCACATGGCCACGACAGTCGTCACGGCAGCGGCAATCCGTTCCATGCCCACAAATGCCACAGCACCATCGAGCGATACACCTTCGGCGCTGTACGGATACATCGCGTCATAGGTGTTCTGCAGTGCCTCCCAGGCATCATCCAATGCGGCTGCAAGGATGCCGATGATCTGGCCGACTACGGCATCCGGCGCGGTATTGACCGGACCAAGCGCATCGATGAAACGCTGATCCAGATCGGCCTTGATGTCAATCAGGCGCGGCCTATCAAATCCTGTGGTTGTCAGGCTCATGTGACCACCTCGACGAGACCGAAGGCTGTGTCAGCCGTGAAATTTACCGACAATGTGCGCTGCGCGGTCTGGTGGTTGAAGGTGAACGTCTGGATGCTGCGCACACCTTCCACCTCAAGGATACTCTTGCGCAGCGCGGTGAGTGCGCCCGATAGGGTGAGTTGCTTGCCCAGGATGGACTGAAGATAGGGCGTGCCGAATTCCGTATCGAGGAACCATTCTCCCACCCACAGCTTGAGCTTGATGAGCAATTGCTGCCGTACCTGTTCGGCGCCGTCCAGCAGATGCAAATCAAGCGTGCTGGTGTCGAGATCATGCGCATCGTTGAGTGCGATGTCACGCATTGGGCGCCCCCGTGTTGCCGCCTTGCGGATCAGGATGAGTGTGTGAACCATCGATCTTGTTGCCAAGGCTGGTGATGCTGCCGCCCGTATGCACGATGCTACCGGAAATTTGCGTGATAGAGCCTCCACCAGCGCCTGCCATGCCATTTTGATAGGTGAGCAAGCCTTGTGTCGTCAAACGCCCGGTATTGGTCGTTTGCGGCGTGTCTATGGTGGTTCCGCCCGGTGCGCTGATGTCGAGCGCACCGCCTGCGGTCAGGCGGATATGCGCCGAGCCGAAATACATGGTCATATCGGCATTGTTGGCGCTATCGCCTTGTCCGGTATTGCCGAGATCGGCCATCACGGCATAGACATCCTGCAGATCGAACATGCGCCGGTCATCAGATCCGTCAATGGCCTGTTGCGAGAATACCAACAGGCATTTGTCGCCAGCCGTTACCGGACCCTTGATACCGGCAGAACCGCCAGAAAACGAAGGCCAGCACACGCGCGCGTTGCGGATGACAGGGAAATCCATGATGTCACCGTCGGCGTAGCGTTTCTTGCCGGTCGGTTGCACGCTGGCCAGCCCGTCTGCATAGTTGATGATGATGCCGGGGATGGCCGTGTTCACGTCCAGCAGCCGGGCATTGATCAGTCCCAGTAGGGCATCAACCTGATTTCCGGAAGCTTCAGACATTTTTTGGATACCGCAATGTGAGTTCGGTGAACCAATCCATGCCGTGCGTATCGCCGGTATGGGTCAGTTTTTCGATGCGGAAGAACTCATCCTTGACGCCTACAGTTTTCAACTGCACATAGCCTCCGGGTTCGAGTTTGGGTTGCAGTAACGATTTTACAGTGTAACCCAGCACTTGCAATACTTCTTGTTGCGTCCCTTCCTTGTCGCGCCGGGTGGTGATGCGCACGCCCGGCTGATTGGCCGTGATTCCTTCCTTGGCGGCAGCCTTCTCTGTCATGGTTTTTGATTCGTGCTGCGGCGATTCGATCATGCCGGTGTCTGATGACAGGACCAAAGCCTGCTGCTGGTAGATGCCACCCTTCTTGATTACCTGCACCGCGCGATTCTGGATTGACCATTCCAGATCCGCAAACTCGCACACCTTGTCCATGGCATCGCGCACGCGCCCGACGAAGGCGAAGCCGTTCACATATTGGCGGTTATTTATGCCGGATGCAAAGGCGCGCACCGGGAGCGCAAAGCGGCTTGAAACATCATTCAGCACCTGCAGCACGGTCGCGCCTGGTGAAAACGAT